GTAGTGCAGCAGGGCGAATATGTTACCCGGAAAGAGTTTGAAGAGCTGGCAGCACTTGTAAGTAAGATCAGCGGCGATACGAGCAAGGAGGAAAAAGCAAATGAGTAATCCATTGTTTGATTCTTTGGGCGGCGGCAAAATGCCTGGTCCTGCCGGGCAGTTCCAGAACATGATTCAGCAATTCCGGCAGTTTCAAAGCAGTTTTCAGGGCAACCCGAAAGCAGAAGTTGAAAAACTTTTGCAAAGCGGCGCAATGAGCCAGCAGGAACTAAACCAGCTGCAGCAGATGGCCCAGCAATTCGGCCATTTGTTTCGATAATAAGCAAACAAAACCAAAAACATTTTGCTAATTGGATCAATATCGTGGCCACGATTTGATAAATAAAAAACGAAAGGAGATTTTATATGTCTCTCTCTGACGGTACCCCCATGATGACGATGCCTGTTGCTCCCGCAAACAATTACGGTGGTGGAATGGGTATGTGGGGCCAGGATTGGATCTGGATCATTGTCCTGTTTTTGTTTGGCTGGGGCCGCAATGGCTTTGGCGGGAACGGCAACAACGGCGTAATGGACGGCTATGTCCTGACTTCTGATTTCGCCAACATCGAACGCAAGCTGGATGCGGTTAACAATGGGATCTGCGATGGCTTTTATGCCATGAATACCGGTATGCTCAACGGTTTTGCCGGTGTGACGCAAGCTGTGACCAGCGGATTTTCTGCTGCCGAATTGGCCCGCTGCAACCAGCAGGCCGCATTGATGCAGCAGCTGAACGCTATGCAGATGCAGAATCAGGAATGCTGCTGCGAAAACCGTGCAGCGATTGCGCAGGTGCGTTATGACATGGCAACGCAGGCATGCGACACCCGCAACACGGTCAACACCGCGGCGCGCGACATTATCGACAACCAGAACCAGAACAGCCGCGCGATTCTCGACTTCCTGACCCAGAGCAAGCTGCAGGATCTGCAGAGCGCAAATCAGGAGCTGCGTTTGCAGGCTTCTCAGGCTGCGCAGAACAACTATCTGATTTCGCAGCTGCGGCCTACGCCGATCCCCGCTTACCAGTCCTGTAATCCGTGGGCTGGCGGCACCTATACCGGCTGTGGCTGCGCCTGACAACTGCATCATCAACTATTTCCAAAACGGAAATTGTTCGGCCCCGTGCCGATTTTGAAAACAAAGCGGTGGGGCAATAGCCCCGCCGCTTATTTTATGAAAGGATTGATTTTATGGCAGAATATGCAAACAGCAACATTATTGAAGTCGCTGCCGGTCAGAACGTACCTCTGACCGAAACGGCGATCAACAGCAAGCCATGTATTACGCACCGTGATGGCGCAGGCATCGTAACATTGCGGGGCCTGACGAACCAGTGCAAGGCACGGTTCCGCGTAGCGTTTGGCGGCAACATTGCTATCCCTACCGGCGGCACGGTTGAAGCCATCAGCGCGGCTCTGGCTATTAACGGCGAACCCCTGAACAGCGCTACAGCCATTGTCACCCCTGCTGCGGTTGAAAATTACTTTAACATTTACGTCAGCGCTATTGTCGAAGTGCCGCGCGGTTGCTGCCTGACCGTCGCAATGGAAAACACCAGCACACAGGCCGTGAATTTTGCGAATAGCAATCTTACGGTAGATCGCGTGTCTTGAAAGGAGAATCTATATGCGGAATTATGATGATCTGCGTGAAATGCTTTGCAATGAGCTGAGCGATTTGTATAACGAAACCATGAAGAAGGGCGGTGCCAGCGCCGCTGAACTGGATGCCATTCGGGATATTACCAGTTCGATCAAAAACATCTACAAAATCGAGATGTTTGAAGATGAAGAATATTCCCACGGCGGCGACTGGCAGGCCGATATGCGCGGCACTTACGGCAGGGGCAGCTCCTATGCTCGCCGCGGCACGCATTATGTCCGCGGGCACTACAGCCGCGCCGACAGCATGGAGCACCTGCGCGAGCAGATCAACGACATGATGCGCGAGACGGACGACGACCGCGTAAAGGAAGCGCTGCGTCGCGCCGCGAGCCTGATGGAGGAATAAAGGGGGTGCGTCCCCTATGGTCGACGAGAATGAGGTCAAGCGCTGGATAGCTCGCCTTGAAACGGAGGAATCAAGCTGGACAAACTATGAGCGCCTTGCCGTGTTGTATGCCATCCGTGACCAGCAAAGCGGCAGCAGAGAGAAGGCTTTGCCAATGGCATACTCCGCGGCGCCCGCGCCGGTTAGCGTCGAAACATACGGCGACAGCGATTTTTTGCGCGCAGTGGCAGATGTTTCACCGGACAAGGCGTGGGAGATCATGGACGAGCTGATGGACAGCTTGAAAATCGTAAACGAGCGCGTGTACAACAGCGTGATGCGGAAGCTCGAAAAATAAGAACACCCCCGTCGTAAGGCGGGGGATTCTTTTGGGCAAAATTTACCTTTGTGAACACCAAGGGCAAATATGCCTAACGTGGCGTTACAAAAAACGCGCCGTCGTCATCTGCGTCAATTCTCCGGATAAAGCGCGTCCAGAATTCCTTTTTCTCTTCCCGGGAATAAGTGTCATATTCAGCAAGTCCATTTCGGAGCGCGTCAAGGTTTGTCTTCGGCTTTTCCTCTACCGCTTCAATGGATTTCTTTAATGTGGTGTACTCTTTCTTGTATTCGTCCAACTCGATCAAGTCGTTAAGATAAAGCGTTTTCAACTTACCCATTTTCTTGCGTATCGCGTCCGCGCTTTGCGTGGGCTTTTTTTCTGCCTTTTTGTAATAGCGATTGTTTCGCTCGGCAATCCCCTCAAGCTCATGCAATAAATAATCTTCCAACGCGTCTTCGCGAACCCTCTTTTTGTGCTGGCACGCGGAGTTGTCAAGCATTCGCGTCCGGCATCGGTAGTAGGTATAAATCTGCTTTGCCGTTTCCGACTGCATCGTTTTTCCACACTCTTTGCAATGCAACAAGCCCGAGAATAAATAAACTCGATCTGTCTCAACTCCCGCGCAGCGCTGCGACCGCTGGCGAAGAATATCATTTACAATGTCAAAATCCTGCTTGCTCACCAGGGCGGGGCAAGCGTTTTCGATGCCGTACACCTCGCCGATATAAAGGCGATTTCGGAAATAGTTTACATATTTGGTATACGCCCTGTCAATCCCCCACGTCTCGAACATATACCTCTTTACGCCAAGCACACTTTGCAGTTTGATATACGCCGCGAACATATCTCGCGCAGCGGCTACCGTGTCGTTATCAATCTGGTATTGCCTGTCCTTGATAATATACCCTAAAGGGGCTTTTGATCCTGCCGGTTGGCCTTTTGCACGCTTGCCGTCGTTGATAAATTTGATTCGCTCGCTTGTGCGGTCGGCCTCGTCCTGCGCGACGGAAAGCATGATATTGACCTTCAAGCGCCCGGACGCGGTGCGCGTCTCGTAGTCCTCTTCCGTCGCTTGCCATGTCACGCCGTATTTGTCCAGCTGCGTTTGCACATCGTAGTATCCCGCGACATTGCGAAACCATCGGTCGAGCTTGATAAACAGGATCGTGTCTACCTTCCCAGCTTTGCAATCGTCCAGCAGCCGCAGGAGCGCAGGGCGCTTTTTGTACGGCTTGCGCGCGGATATGCCCGCGTCCTCATATATGCCCACCACGGTCATTTTATTTTCTTTGGCATATCTTGTCAGCGCGTCCCGCTGCTCTTGTAATGATAGACCATGCCGCGCCTGTTCCTCGCTCGAGACGCGGATATATAGTGCCGCTCTCATCAAATCCCCCTCCAAAATCCGTAATCTATACAATGAAAATCAATGTACACGCACCACGCAGCGAGAAGAGCGATGATAACAAACATTACAGCAATCGCGCCGTTGCGGATATGGACACCGCGCCGCATGATCTCAATGGTATCGGCCTTTGCGTCAACATGGCGTTCTAGCTCATCATTTCGCGCTTGCAACGTTTCCTCGGTCGGCGTCAAGTGTTCGGAAATCCCGAACGCTTCATCAAGCGATATTCCAAGCGCTTTGCAGATCGGCGCGACGGTGTAGATGGACGGAGCTTTCGAAAACTTGGAAAAGAAGTTCTGCACGGTGGACAGCGGCACGCCGGAAACGTCTGAAATTTCCTGATAGGTCAGTTTCAATTCTTCTTTACGGATTCTACACACTTCTTGAATGTTCATTTACGCCACCTTAATTTTTTCGATTTTCGCGCCGCAAAGTCGTAAGATGAGGACTTGTCGAGCCATGTCGAGCGCTGGTTTATTGCAAGGCTTCGGCATTGAATTACCAAGCCAAAGTGGGCTACGGTAAAGACAAGCAGCGGCGACTGGTCCCCGCTGGCTGCAAAAAGCCCTCGCCGTTGTTGCAGAGGCGGCGAGGGCTAACCTTACTTCATACCAAGGAGCTTGCCAAGTTTTCTTTGCCGCCCTGCTTTGGTCGTTGGGATCCCGTTTGCTTTTGAAATTTTCCTTTTCATCTTCGTGATTCCGAGCGCACGCTTCCAACTAAAGGACAGGCCGGGAAATTTGCTCTTTGCCATTTAGTCCACTACATTTTGGCTTTATATTTTCGACTGCACAAAGTGCAATAATCGACATATAGTAAAATAAAAAGTGATCCTGCGGCTGCGCGCCGCTCCACAATATTTTTTAATTGTTGCACAGCGCCGTGCAGCAAATGCCTGTTGTGGGAATAGGTATAAATACCGAAAAGGAGGTTGAAGCATGGACGCACAGGTGCAAGCGGCGGCGGCGCTTTATCTGCTCCTAACGCCGAAGCAGAAAGACGAAATGCTCGCGCTGATTGAGCGCATCCTCGCGGAGGAGGAGCAAAAAATAGCCTTAGAGCCAAACGGAGGGACGCAAGATGTTGTGTAACGACGCAAAATGTGATACAATAGAGTATCAAGAAATGCTGGCAGAAGCCTTTGACTTAATCCAAAAGTTATCCGACGAACAACTTCAAAAAATCATGGAGGCTCTAAAATGAAAATTTGGGCGATCAGTAAACAAAAAGGTGCCGAGTATGAAATCGGTCTGGAATGCGACGACATGGATCACGAGACCGCAATGACCGAGCTTTACCGAATGGCGCGAAACCTGTTTACCGGGGAACTTGAACTGTTTTGGAAAGAGGGCGAAGCCGGAAAGGCCGCATTTTAACCGTTGGCTTTCCGCTTGCATTCGATCACGGCATTTAACTGCTTCAAGATCGCGTCGCAATTTGGATGGAACCGCTCTATCAATCCGCTGAGTTTGTCGACCTCGACCGCCATTTCCTCGGTTGCCTTTGCCCGATAAACGGCGACGGCATCGGTCGCGGCATGGAAATCATTCGGAGACGGGTATTTTGCGTAAAGGGAAACGGCAGATACCATTTTGTCAAAATCGGCATCGCAGGCCGTTTCCTTTTCGTGCGCCCATATTGTTTGCAGCTTTTTGATTTCGGCTTTTGCCGCCTGTTTTGCAACGATCCATGCGACAATGCCGGAAATAGCAGCACAGCCGAGTGAAATGATGATTTCTTTCATTGTTCTTCCTCAAAAGCAGCGCGGCCCATTTTTATAAACCGCTCCAGCTTTTCCGGCGGTAATGACAATACAAACTGAATAGCGGCCTTCTGCAACTCCGTATAGCCCTCGCCCTCTGTGGCGGGGGCTTTTTCCACGCCCTCGGTCTTCGGATCGGGGGCGCTTTCTTTTTCTTCTCCGTCCCCATAAAGGAGATATTCAAGAGATACGCCGAGAACAGACGCCGCGGAACGCAGTTTTTTCAAACTCGGCTGGTGCGCTTCTGTATTCCATTGGGAATAAGAGCCGGACGATATTCCACTTTTGGCGTAGAACTCGCCTTTTTCCATGTCTATTTCTGTAAGCCGTAGCTCAATGCGTCGCAAAACGCGTTTAGTGTCAATTTGCATAAAATTAAACCTGAAAATTTAGCTATATTTAGGACTAAACAATCCTAAGTTCTTGTTGACTTTTAGGAAAAACTTAGCTATACTAAATCTTGTAAAGGGTAACAAAAAACCAAGCCCCCTTACATTTAGCGGACTGCGAAAAAATATTATGGCTGTTAGCACTTCTATAATAGCACGGTTTGCAAGTTTGTCAAGGGAAGCTTAGTTTTTCTTACTCTTTCGCTAAGTTTTTTATTGGCTGCGGCGAGGGGAAAAGAGACCGCCCCGATGCGTGAACATCGGGACGGCTCACCGGTCACTTTGACCGGCGGTTGGACAAGGCGGACGCGGCAAGAGCCTTTGAGTTCTTGCTTGCCTTGCGGTTGCTTAAAGTTTTTGACGCTTTGGAAGCAACGCGCTTACTTGTCCGGACGGAGTTTCGCGGCAAAGGGTTCCCTCCTTTCAATAAGAATATGGGGAGCCTCGTGCCTTTTCACTCTATCCTCCTGCATGAGAGTATAGCAAATCCCCACGCCGCAGTCAATGAAAACTAAGTAAAAGCAAATTGGAGGTGAACGAATGAGTTTTCGCAGTGCTCGATTGGCTGCCGGATTGAGTGTCCAGCAGGTGATCGAAAAACTAAAGGTATCCGACGCGGCGGTCTATATGTGGGAAACCGGACAGCAGAATCCCCGTGCAAGCCGTCTGCCGGAGGTCGCCGCGCTCTACGGCTGCACGGTGGACGAACTTTTGAAGCCCGATGAAAAGTAAAGGAGGAAAGAGGACGCATGATTTTTGCAGCATGGAAAAGCGGCTGCCGCATTATATTTTAAACGACACTTTGATATAGGACGCATTATAAAAGCACAAAACAGAAAATTACACGCTTCTGTTTCTGCTTACCGCAGACAAGACAACGCATAATACATTACCACAGTACGAAACAGAGAACGAAACATCACTACAGCACAGCAAAAACAAATTAACATCGTGCGCTTGCTGTGGCTTATGAGAGCCACAGCAAGAATGAACATTAAACATAATAAAAAAAGTCCTAACAGCATACGGCACACATCTATAGAACAGCATAGCATATTTCAAAACAGCATAAGCCACAGCAAGCGCACGAGCAAATCAAGGAGGAAAAGAAAGATGAAGAAAGAACGCATTATCAAAGTGCAGCCTGTAAAAATCGAACAGGCAACAATCCTGATCGAGGGCGACGGCGACCTTGTGCTGAACAAGATGAACGCCCGCACCGTCCGAGAGCTGACCGCCGCCCGCGACGGCAAAAAGACCATCAAGGAAGTGCCTAACATTTGGGAGGACATCATCACGGCAATTCACTGGCGGGACGGCTACCCCGTGGAGGACACTTACCGCGATATGAACGAGGGAACCTTGCGCGATATGCTGACGAACAACGCGCCCTGCATTACGGGCTTTGGCTTGAAGAAGTCCTTCTGTCAAGCGGTCGTGCGAAACGAGATCGACACCTATGCAACGAAGTTTGACAACGCGATGAATGTTACGGCACGGTTGGAGCCCGTGAAATTCGCAGCACATTTTGTTGACAAAACGCTCATGTCTCCGAAGCGCGGCGCGCCGGTACTGGTTTACATTAACCGTTTTTCCGGTTGGTCTTCCCAAGTCCATATCACCTACACCGAGAACGTCTACACGCTTGACCAGATCGTGAACATCATCAATATGGCTGGGTTTGGACTTGGCATCGGCTCCGGTCGTTCCAGCGGATACGGCAGATACCATGTGGTTGGAGTTGAATAAAAAAATGCCCCGCTCAATGTTGCAGCATCGAGCGGGGCGGGTGGGAGAAATCTTACCACAAGATATTGTGTCCGTGCTTATTGTAGCACGCGAGAAAGGAAAAGGCAATGAGAAAAAAGCCAGAGTACAAAATCATTTGGGTCACGCCGCCTGACCCCGTAAAACTGGGGACGATTATGGGCGAGATTTACGCACGCGGTCGCGGCCTTGAGTTTGTCGGCCTTGTGCCGAACGAGAAGAAGGGAGAAAGGGAATGAACACCTTTTTGATTTTTGTCGGCATCGGCACTGTGACGCATTGGGTTATGCGAGCGCTGGACAAGCTGGAGGGCAGGGCATGAGACGCGACCGACGCACACGCGAGCAGCGCAAGGCCGACGCTTCGGCGCGCATCGCCGCCGTCTGCCTGTTCCTCGCGGTGATGCTTATCATCGTCGCAGCCCTAACGGTTAAAACCACCGGGCAGCCGTACAAGGGCGAGCCGCCGATCATCGAGGACAAGCTACCAGGTGAAGACAAGCCCGCAGAGGGGAGCGCGGAACTTACCATCGGCGAACCGATCGGCGAGTTCACGCTAACCGCCTATTGTCCGTGCATGAAGTGCTGCGGCAAGACCGACGGCATCACCTCGACCGGAACGACCGCCACGGAGGGCCGCACGATCGCGGTTGACCCTCGCGTGATCCCTTACGGATCCTCTGTCACGATCTACTTTGCCGACGGCACGAGCCATACATACACTGCCGAGGACTGCGGCGGCGCGATCAAGGAGAACCGCATCGACGTATTTTTTGACGACCATCAGGCCGCGCGGGAGTTTGGCGTCCAAACCGCTTACGTTTACAAGGAGGTGTCGCCATGACGGACGATGTTATCACTCTGCGAAACCATCTTCGCGTCGGCGCGCAGAACGCGCTGCGCCGCTGGCAGCTCTGCGAAATGACCGGCTGGACAGACCGGCACTTGCGCAAGGTGATCGAGGCGGCACGATGCGAGGAGGACGGCGATGAATACTGCATCATGAACTTTGGCAAGGGCTACTACTTGTCAAACGACCCGGCAGAAGCCGAAGTGCTCCGTAAGATCGAGATGGCTCGGATAGCGTCTATTGTCGGGCGGACATACGGCCTGTCGGAGATGATACGGAAAGCGGGGAGGTCGTAATTTACATGGTCTACAAACGCCGAGTGCCCGTACTGCGGCGAAGAATTTTTTGAGGAATTGGAGGAGACCAAAGATGGATAGCACCCTGATGAAAGTGACGCAACTCCCCGTGATTGAGGAGCATTTGAGGAGCCGGAAGGAGCAGACGGAGCAGCGCGTCGCAGAGGCAATGAGCCTTGTCTGCACCGACGAGACCTTAACCAGCGTGAAGAACATTCGCGCCGAGATGAACCGCGAGTTTGCCGACGCCGAGACCCAGCGCAAGGCCATTAAAGCCGCGATCATGGAGAAGTACGACAGCTTCGAAGCCGTCTACCGTGAGTGCATCGCCGACCCGTACAAGCGCGCCGACGCAGACCTGAAAGCCAAGATCGACGCGACGGAAAGCGAGATCAAGAGCCGCTGCGAGGAAATGCTGCTGGGCTATTTTCGGGAGCTATGCGCGGTCAACGAGATCGACTTCCTTTCGTTCGGGCAGACCGGCGTTAAGGTCGATATGGCGAGCGCCAAAGCCAAGACGCCGAAGAAGCTCATGGAGCAGATCAAGCTAAAGGTGGACGGCGTGGCACAGGACATGAAAACCATCGGCACGATGGGCGAGAACGCGCCGGAGATCATGGTGGAGTACAAAAAGAACCTCGACCTCTCGCTTGCGATCTCCGTTGTCAACGAGCGTCACCGCCGCGCCGAGGAGGAGCGCGAGGCCGTGAAACGCCGCACGGAAATGGAGGAGGCCCGCGCTGCCGGAGCACCCGTCCGCGAGGATACCGGCGCAGCGGCCCCGCAGGTCGTCCCGAAGCGCGTGGAGCAGGCGGCGGTCGAACGCCTCACGGTGTCGTTCCGCGTGACCGATACGCGCGAGCGCCTGCGCCTTTTGAAGCAATTCCTTGTCAGCAATGGCTATCAGTACGAATGATTATTTGAGGAGGATATTACCATGAACGAAATGCAGACCTACAACAGCACCGAAGTTGTGAGCGCCAAGAGCGTGAACACCGAAATGATGATCTCCCGTCAGGCGCAGGAGGTACAGGCGGCAATGGTCGTCGCCAAGCGTTTTCCCCGTGACGAGATCGAAGCGAACAACCGCATTCTCAACGCCTGCAAGCGCAAGAGCCTTGCCGAGCGCGCGATCTATGAATACCCGCGCGGCGGCGAGAACGTGACCGGCCCCTCGATCCGTCTCGCCGAGGTCATGGCGCAAAACTGGGGCAACCTCGACTTCGGCATTACCGAGCTGGAGCAGAAGAACGGCGAGAGTACCGTCATGGCCTACTGCTGGGATTTGGAGACCAACACCCGCCAGACGAAGATCTTCACCGTGCCGCATATCCGCTACACCAAGAAAGGCAGCGTTGCCCTCACCGACCCGCGCGACATCTATGAAATGGTCGCCAATCAGGGCGCGCGCCGTATGCGCGCGTGCATTCTTGGCATTATCCCCGGCGACGTGGTAGACGCCGCTCTTGCGGCGTGTACCAAGACGATGATGGGAAAGAGCGATGAACCCATGATCGACCGCGTACGCAAGATGGGACAGGCGTTCAAGGACGACTTCGGCGTACCGATGGAGTGCCTTGAAAAGTACATCGGCTGCAAGGCCGAAGCGTTCACGGCGCAGAGCATTGTGCGCCTGCGTAATGTGTATACCTCACTGAAAGAGGGACGCGCGAGCCGCGAGCAGTATTTTGATCTCCCGACCGTCGAAGTGGACGAGACCACAGGCGAGGTCAAGGACGAGCTGCCCGCTCCCGCTGATGCCCTCGGTACGCCGGACGACGGAAAGGCCGGCACCCCCAAGCAGGTGAGCATGAATGATCTGTAAGGTCAAGGTCATTTCGACCGGCTCCAAGGGGAACGCCGTACTGCTGAATGATGAAATCCTCATTGACTGCGGCGTTCCCTTTCGGGAACTCGAACCATACTGCAAGGGATTGAGGCTCGTCCTGCTGACGCACGTTCACGGCGACCATTTCAACCCCGAGACCATTAAGCGCCTGCACTTCCTGCGCCCTGCGCTGCGCTGGTGCGTCCCTCCGTGGCTCATGGAACCGATGGGACGCATCGGCGTGGACCGCCGCGTGACCGATGAGGCTATGCAGCGTCACGATCTGTTCTACCTTTTATCCGAAAGCACTTCCGCTTATGTATGGTACGACCCAATTCCGCATGATGTTCCGAACTGTGCGTGGCATATTCAGTTTGCAGACGGCGAGAAATCGGACGGTTTCGACAGCATCTTCTATGCGACGGACTGCGCGTCGCTGAATGGGGTATCTGCGTTGGACTACGACCTTTATCTGATCGAAGCCAACTACGGCGAAGAGGAGATACAGGAGCGCATGAAGCGCAAGCTGGAGGCGGGAGAATTCAGCTATGAGAGCCGCGCGATGGAGAGCCATCTATCCCGCGAGCAGGCGCGCGCATGGCTCGCCCAAAACGCCGCCATCGGTAAGAGCCGTGTACTCTATCTGCACCAACACCAAAGTGAGGAGGCCGCCTATGATACCTTGGGTACGAGTTTACAGCAACCTGCCACAGCACCCTGACGCGCTGAAGGGCTGGACACGGGAGAACATGATTTACAGAAAAAACAGGGAGGAATTGAAATGAGCTTGAACAGGATCAGCGTCATGGGACGCATCGGAAAGGACCTTGAGCTGCGCCGCACGCAGAGCGGCAAGGCGGTCACCAGCTTTCCCATCGCCGTCGACCGCGACGGCAAAGACGCTGGAACGGACTGGTTTGATGTGGTCGCGTGGGAGCGCACGGCGGAGTTTGCCGCGCAATACTGCGCCAAGGGGCGTAAGGTGGTGGTAGACGGTCGCTTGCAGGCGCGAGACTGGACCGACAAGGACGGCAATAAGCGCCGCTCGGTCGAGATCATCGCCAATAGCGTGTACTTTGCCGACAGCAAGCCGCAGGACGGACCCGCCGCATACAGCCCCGCATCAAGCAGCCCGGGCGAGTTTAGCGAGGTCGAGGACGATGGGGACCTTCCGTTTTGATGGAGGTGCAGCATGAGATACGAGGTGCATATCGTTTCACCGCACGAAAGGGCGGTCATTGTCTTGTCTGAAGTGTCCGAGAGTGACGCGACCGATATTGCAGAGGTCATGACGCGATACGGTGCGACGGTTTCTTTGTTGGCAAAGCCGAAGGAGTAAAGCGATGGAGCGTAATCAATTCACTTTTTACCGAAGTTACAGGGACGCGCTTCGAGCGCTCAACGCAAAAGATTTCAAGGCCGTTGTGCTGGCAATCTGCGATTATGCGCTTGATGAAAGCGAGCCATGTCTTTCTGGAGTTCCCCACGCTGTTTTCACTTTGATTCGGCCAACGCTGGACAGCGGTCGAAACAAAGCAGCGAATCGGCAGAACAGAATAAAAACAAAAAAAGAACAAAGTGGAAACAAATCGGAACAAACCCGCAAGGATAAAGAGGGGGAGAAAGAGAGAGAGAAAGAGAAAGAGAGAGAGAAAGAGAACGATAGTTCTCTCTCTATATCTCTCTCACGAAAGGTTCCCACGTTTGACGAGGTTGCCGAATACGCCAAACTGCGCGGAGGGCTTATTGACCCAAAGCCATTTTACGAGTTTTACTCCGTCGCTGGGTGGAGGGATACCGAGGGCAAGCCGGTCTACAACTGGCAACAGAAATTCCAGCTATGGGAAAAGCGCGAGCTGGAGAAGAAAGGGGGCGCGATGAATGGACATGGTCACGATACTGGACGAGATGCGAAAAAATGGAACGTCCCCGGAGCCGTCAATCTCTGACGAATGTCCACTCTGCGGCGGAGTGGGGTACACCGTGCGGAGGTCAGCAGACGGAAACGCGGAGTATCGGGAATGCGAATGCTCCATCCGCAAAAGGAATCTGCAGCGCATCGAAAAAAGCGGGCTTAAAGAGCTTTTGCAGAGATGCACGATGGAGAACTACCGCGCGACTAAGCCGTGGCAGAAGCAGGCCAAAGAGGCAGCGGAACGCTATCTTGCCGATTGGCGCGGAAGATGGTTTTACGCCGGAGGAAGCCCCGGCAGCGGGAAAACACATCTTTGCACGGCGATGTGCGGGAAGCTCATGGACGCCGGGTTACCGGTGCGCTATGTGCAATGGCGTGCGGATATTCCGGCCATCAAAGCAAAGGTCAACGATGCCGAGGCATATCAAGATGCCATTGATCCACTGAAAAGCGTCAAGGTGCTGTACATTGACGATTTTCTCAAGGGAACGGCGACAGAGGCCGATCGCAACATTGCGTTTGATCTGCTCAATGCGCGGTATATCAAGCCAAGCCTTGTGACAATCATCAGCTCCGAGTGGACGATCTCGCGCGTGCTGGACTGGGACGAGGCGATAGGCTCGCGCATTGCGGAGCGGTCGAAAGGCTGCGTACTGAATATTACCGGATCCAAAAACTACCGGCTGAAATGAAAGAATATCTGAGGAGGAAATGAAAATGACAGAAAAAGAGATTGTGTCCGCCCTGCGCGTAACAGAGAGCCGCAGCAAGCGGGAGCTGCTGGACGCAGCCGCCGATCTGATCGAAAAGCTGACCGACCGCTGCGCACGCTATGCCGAGGAGATCGCCGTGGCGCAGGAGCGGACACGGTGGGTCCCCGTGACGGAGCGCCTGCCGGAGGATTCCATGCAAAAGGTGCTTGTTTTTGTCCCGCATATCCACGGGGACATCGTTGATGTCGGGCGATATCTTGGCGCTGACGGCTGGGTGCTTGAAGGATGGTATCTCACACAATCCGCTGTCACGCACTGGATGCCGCTGCCGGAATGGCCGGCTGCAACGCCTTTGAGGGCAAGCGCCCGATGGGAAAGCCCATGAGTTTCTGGACGGAGCAGGATGTGCTGCGGTTTATCGTAGACCGAGAGCTACCTATCGCCAGCGTATATGGCGACATCGTGGCCAGCGACGGTGAGAACGACTACAACGAAACGCTGATCGGCTGCAAACTGCATTGCACGGTGTGCCAACGAACAGGATGTATGTTCTGCGCGTTCGGGGCTCATCTCGAAAAAGGCGAGAATCGTTTTGAGCGCATGAAGCACACGCACCCGAAGCACTATGAGTTTTGCATCGGCGGCGGGGAGTTTGACCCCGCGGATGGGCTATGGAAACCCAATGAAAATGGGCTTGGCTATGGTCGGGTTCTGGATTACATCGGAGTGAGGTATTGAGATGAAGGCTTTAGTTGCCTGCGAGGAATCGCAAGAAGTCTGCAAGGCATTCCGGGCATTGGGGCATGAGGCATATTCCTGTGACATTCAGGAGCCGTCCGGTGGGCATCCTGAGTGGCACATCTTAGGCGATGCGCTCAAGGCCATCGATGGGGGGCAAGTGACCACAATGGACGGGGAGACGCATGACGTCGGCAAATGGGATTTGCTGATCGCGCACCCGCCGTGCACATACCTAACCGTTACAGGGAATCGCTGGTTTAACACGGAAAAATATGGCGAAAAGGCGGTCGGACGGGTGCAGTTGCGGGAAGAAGCTGCGGCGTTTTTCCTGGCCTTTGTAAATGCCAACGTTTGTAAAATCGCGGTAGAAAATCCGGTCGGATATATGTCTACACACTATCGTAAGCCTGACTGTATTATCCAGCCGTATGAATTCGGGCACCACGCAAGAAAAAAGACTTGCCTATGGCTAAAAGGCTTACCCGCTTTGCGACCGACAAACATTGTAGATGCAGGAGATATTTTGCCAGGTGGATACAGTGTGGGGGCAAGCGCAAACTATGCAAAAGACGAGACTGGTAAGATTATGCGATGGAATGACCCGCGTACGGCAAAAGCAAGAAGCAAAACCTTCCCTGGCATCGCCAAAGCTATGGCGGAGCAATGGGGAGGAGACATAAGGGAGGAACTATGAGAGATACAAAACTCGTAAATGCGCTGCGTCTGGAAGCGGTGAAAGACATCAGCACCGACCGCCTGCGCGAGTTGGCCGAGGCCGACAAGGAAGGTCGGCTGGTGGTGCTGCCGTGCCAGGTTGGAACCGCGACATATTATATCCGTTATCCGATTGCGGTTTACCCAGATGAAAGCGAACCGGAAATTAAGAGGGGTATCTTTACTTTGTGCGATTTGGATCGTGTTGGGCACTCCGTTTTTCTCACCCTCGAGGAGGCTGAGAAAGCATTGGAGGCGATGAAGAAATGAGTAAGGCTGTCATGCTAAGCGTCCGCCCGAAGTGGTGCGAAAAGATTGCCAACGGCGAAAAGACTATTGAGGTCCGCAAGACACGTCCGAAGATGAACACGCCGTTTAAGTGCTATATCTACTGCACGCTGCCAAAATATCCGCACGAGGACTTCATTGCGACGGACTATCCAAGGCCACAGTTTTACGGCGGCGGCAAGGTCATTGGGGAATTCGTATGTGATTGTGTCACGCCCTTGTATAATGTCTGTATGGATGATTGGAAGAGGCTGGCCGGAGGACTGCACAATATTGAAAAGGAGCTTGTCAACCAGGCGTGTCTTACAGAAGCGAATCTCCATACATACGCAGGCGGGAAGAATTGCTTTGCGTGGCACATCTCCGACCTGCTGATCTATGACCAGCCGCGGGAGCTGACGGCGTTTCGGCGGCTTTGTCCTAATGACCTATACTGTGAGGCCTGCGCCATGTACAGTAACAACGGCGGTATCTGCAACAATGGGGCTTTGCCGCTTCGCCGCCCGCCCCAAAGCTGGTGCTATGTGGAGGAGGGTTGACAATGGCTGAATACATTGAGCGCAGTGCGGGCGTGTCTATTTTGCGCGCAAAAGCAAACATGGCGGTTTTGATGGACGCTGCCCCATACTTTGAGAAGGCAGCGCAGATGTTGGAGAAATTGCCGGCCGCCGACGTCGTGCCGGTGGTGCATGCGCGGTGGATACATAGCCGATACGAGGACTGTTCTGAACAGTTTGAGCTTGTGAAGTGCTCCCAATGCAATCATGAGGCGTATGCGATGGCCTTCTATGTTCGCGGCGGCAATTACTGCCCCAACTGCGGGGCGAAAATGGACGGAGGTGCTGACCATGAGGCTGGTCGATGTTGATGAATTGGGCGTGGGCCGGTGCAGCAAAGATGTTCTCCCTGCGGCGTATTGTGCTGGTTGGAACGGCTTACTTGGCTTGATCGAAAAAGCCCCCACTGTCGACGCCGTAGTCGTGGTGCGGTGCAAGAATTGTCGGTCATACAACAAACCGAAAACGGGATGGTGTGAAGTCCATCTCGACCGTGAACATCCGGATGATTTTTGCAGCTACGGCGAGAGAAAGGACGGTGAGGACTGATGTGGATAAGATTGCTTGAAATTTTAGACCCCCGTGAGGCGCTCATGGAGGCAAGGCTTAAAAAGGAGTCCGGCACATGATCCGCATCATCATCGACATTGAGGACCACGGTGACAAGCTGGCGACCAAGGAGGCCGTGGCAATGGCACTTGAGCAGTTCGGCAAGGTGCGCGTGGTCATGGTGACAGACGGGAGGGAAAAATGAACCTGACGGCATCTGACCTTGCACGTCTCGGGCCTGCGGCACAAAAACAGGTGGTTGAAAAGGTACTTGCTCAAAAAACGGGCAAGTACCACAACCGCAAAACCGTGCGGCATGGCATTACGTTTGACAGCAAGCACGAGGCAGATCGCTACGATGAGCTGCGGCTGCTTCTGGATGCGGGGGAAATACACGATTTGAAGCTACAGCAGACGTACAAGCTCGTGGGGGCGCAGAGGACGCCAACAGGAGCCGCTGTGAGGGCAGTTACATACATAGCTGACTTCGTGTATACCCGTGACGGGAAAACGATCGTAGAGGACGCAAAGGGCTTTAAGACAAAGGACTATATCATCAAGAAAAAATTGATGCTGGAGCGATTTGGCATCTGGGTGGAGGAAGTATAAATGGCAAATCAAAGCGAAACACTCTGCTGGACCTGTAAGAACGCCTGCGGGAAATGCCCTTGGTCGGAATGCGACAAGGAAACGCGGAAGCTGAAGTGGCAGCCGGTCGAGGGGTGGCACGCAATCAGAACAAGGATTTTAATGCACACAAACCGACACAAGAAGCATTACGAGACAAGCTATCGCGTGCTCGCCTGTCCGCAGTACGAGGTGGGATGACATGAGCTGCTTTAACTGCCAGGAGAGACATGTCGGCTGTCATTCGACCTGTGAACGATACGCTGCGTGGCTGCAAGAAAAGAAAGAGGCAAAAAGCAACGAAACGGCCAGCATAGCCGAAGAAAGCGCGATGATCAACTACATTCAGAGGTCAAAAGACCGATACAAACGGAGGGTGGGGAGAAAACGATCGAATTTCCCTATTGCGTCTATCCGGCGCTGAAAAAGGTTTTCTGCGAGCGGCAGTACACGCGCCGCCAGCTTGCCGATGCGGTAGGCATTTCCAAAAGCAACATCTGGTGGTGGCTGTCGGGGAACAATCAGCATACCATCGACGTGATCAAAGGCATCCTCAGAGAGAGCGGGCTGACGTTTGAGGAAGCGTTTGGAGGTGCGGAATGAAAGTAGGCGACAAGGTGCGAGCGCAGTTTATGACGGTTCCGGAGGAGTTTCCTGGAAAGGCGCGCGGCGAAAAACTGTACCCGATCCGCGCCGGCGTGGTGACGTACATCCATCCGCAACGGCGCTATGTGACCGTGGCGATCATGGTAGACGGCAAGGAGATCAAAGAAAGTTTCCGACCGGAGGAGGTGCTGGCATGAAATGCGAGTTATACCATGACAATTTTCAGAATTTTAAGCGATACAATATTCCAAAAGCACAGCTTGTGATTGCGGATATCCCCTATAACATCGGCGTGGACGCCTATGCAAGCAATCCGATGTGGTACAACGGAGGGGATAATAAAAACGGAGAAAGTAAGCTTGCGAAGCAGAGCTTTTTCCACACGGACGGAACATTCAAAATTGCGGAGTATATGCACTTCTGTAATCGTATGCTGTGCAAGGAACCGAAGGAAAAGGGGCAGGCTCCGGCAATGATCGTGTTTTGCGCGTTTGAGCAGATGCAAACGGTGATTGAATACGGAAAGCGCTACGGATTTGCAAAAAGCTATCCGCTATTTTTCTGCAAGAACTATTCCGCGCAGGTGTTAAAAGCCAACATGAAGATCGTGGGCGCGACGGAATTTGCGGTCGTCCTCTACCGAGACAAGCTGCCAAAATTCCGCAACGTCGGTTCGGATGGCGAGCGGCACATGGTATTTGATTGGTTCGCGTGGGAGAGGGACAAGCGCAGTCAATATCCAAAGGTGCATCCGACACAAAAGCCTGTAAGCGTACTGAAAAAGTTGATCTCCGTGTTTACAGACCCAGGCGATGTTGTGATCGACCCATGCGCCGGAAGTGCATCGACGCTTCGCGCAGCTTATGAGATGGGGCGTAATGCTTATGGGTTTGAGGTGGACAAGGGATTTTACGAGGCAGCGAAAGAAAAGATGCTTGCTCCACTTTTTGAAAAGCCTGAATTTGAGCAGATCGGAATGGGGGATGTGGTATGAACGCGTTTCCCGAGCGCTTGAAGCGCTTGCGGGAGAGAAAGAGAATAAAGCAATATGTCTTATCTGAACTGTGCGGTCTGCACCGTGACGCGGTGAGGCGGTACGAGGCGGGGGAGGCTACGCCCACAACGGACGCATTGGAAAGCATTGCCGACAAGTTCGGGGTATCGGTCGATTATCTGCTCGGACGGACGGATAATCCGATGACCGTGGACGATTATTTAAAAAAATTTTGAAAATTCCCCTTTTAAGGGGAAAAATAAGAAAAACCTATGCGAAAATAGAGGCGTGATGGGGCGAGGCTCTTCACGCCTCTGCTTTTTCATCTGTTTCCTCCTCCCTTGATAGCCCGCCCTTCGGGGCGGGCGGTTGAGGGCAATATGCGGCATAGGTGCCCCGTAAGGGGGGACCACAGCGAGTGACGGGGACTTTCCCCGAAGCGCTAAAGCAGGGCAGGACTGCAATGCCGGACCAGATGTGCCCCTCTGGGCGGGTAAAGTCTGCTATGTAAGGCCAAGGGGCGGGGGCTGGTAGCAAATAACGAGGTGTCACGCATGGCGGGGTATGCTCCCGCCACATCTCCTTATAGAAAAGGAGATTGCGAATCATGAAAAATGAAATTTGGAAAGAAATTTGCGGATTAGAAGGACAATACAAGGTTTCAAATACCGGAAGAGTTTGGAGCGTTAAAACAAACAGGGAAAGAAAACTTGTAAAAGATAAAAATGGGTATCTTCAAATTCATATTACAAAAAATGGAGAAGATATGTGGCCCAAGGTGCATCGGCTTGTGGCCGAAGCATTTATTCCAAACCCTAACTTATATCCAGTCGTAAATCATAAGAATGAAAACAAAATGGATAATCGAGCAGAAAATTTGGAATGGTGCACAAAGGCATATAACAACGCATATGGGAGTAAGGGCCGCGCAGTAGTAAGGGTGTCGTTGGAGAATAATGAAAAAAAGCGATACGCAACTATAGCGGATACGGCGCGAGAAAATAAGATTGATTCAAAAACAATATATAGATGGTGTCAAAAAGATGGGGGAATAGGGCGAGGGTATAGATGGTGGTTCGAGGATGAAATGATAAAACGGGAGTGGTGACAATGGCTGCGCGTCTGACAGACCGGCAGAAAAAGAAAATACTGGCGGATTATGTGCAGACGAACAACTATTGCGCCACAGCAAAGATCAACGGCGTGTCTGCAACGACGGTCAAGAACCTTGTGCGGGCGAATGCCGACATTGTGGAAAAGTGCGAGCAAAAAAAGGAAGAGAACACCGCCGATGTGATGGAGTACATGAACGACCACAAAGACCTTGTGTGTTCGTTCATCGGCAAGGGGCTTGAAATGCTCAATGACCCGGAAAAGCTGGCGGCGGCAAATCTCAGCCAAATCACCACGGCGATGGGGACGCTGATCGACAAGTGGGCGATGATAAGCGGCGGGCCGTCTGATAATGGCAAAGAGGACGAACTCAGCAAGAGCCTAAGAGAGATGGCGGAGGAGTTGGAGAGCGACACATGAATACAGAATTAATGTTTTCCAGTAAAACAGACTTATGGGAAACGCCACAAGATTTGTTTGATAAACTGAATAATGAATTTCAATTTACACTTGATGTGTGTGCAACTCCAGAAAATGCAAAATGCGACAACTTCTATACGAAGGAACAAGACGGACTGAAATATCCGTGGAAGGGAGCCGTGTGGTGCAATCCTCCATATGGGCGTGGCATCGGGCAATGGGTGAGGAGAGCGTTATTTGCATCCGTTAGCGGGTCTACCGTCGTAATGCTACTTCCTGCCAGAACAGATACAAAATGGTTCCACGATTACATATACAAAAGAAACAATGTGGAAATTCGGTTTATTAGAGGACGATTAAAATTTGGCGGAAGTAAAAATTCTGCTCCATTTCCGTCTATGGTAGTTGTATTTATGCCACATGATTAGCCCAAAGCAAGCAAAAATCCTTGCTTTCCCCTATTCCAAGTATGACGTGCTGATCTGCGACGGCGCTGTGCGTTCCGGCAAAACCTCCATCATGATGTGGGCGTTTGTGCGCTGGGCGATGGAGAATTTCAGCGGTCAGCGCTTCGGCGTGTGCGGTCGCACGGTGGACAGCTGCACAAAGAATATCATCGTGCCGTTTACGGCGATGATCCTTGCAAAGGAGCGCTATATCATCCGCTGGCGGCGCGGCGACAAGGTGATGGAAGTGCGGCGCGGCGCCGTGACGAATTACTTTGAGGTGTTCGGCGGAAAAGACGAGGCAAGCTATACGCTGATCCAAGGCCGCACGCTGGCGGGTGTGCTGCTGGACGAAGTGGTTCTGATGCCGCGCTCGTTCGTGGAGCAGGCATTGACCCGCTGCTCCGTGGACGGGGCGAAACTGTGGTTTTCCTGCAACCCTGGAAGTCCGCAGCATTGGTTTTATACAGAGTGGATACAGCGAAACAAAGAGCGAAACGCGCTGTATCTGCATTTTGAAATGACGGACAACCCCGGATTATCGCAAAAGACGCTGGAACGCTATCAGGCAATGTTTTCCGGCGTGTTCTACGACCGATACATTCGCGGCCTGTGGGTGGTAGCTGAGGGGCTGATTTACCCCATGTTTAACGATAGCTGCATTGTGGACGAGCTGCCGGAAAAGGGAGAATACTATGTTTCCTGCGACTACGGCACGCTTAACCCATTTTCCGCAGGGCTGTGGCGCTGGGACGGTAAAACGGCCACGCGAATCCGCGAGTATTACTATTCCGGGCGCGAGAACCAAAAGAACAAGACGGACGAGGAATACGCCGACGAGATTAAAAAGCTTATCGGCGAGGCGGATGTCAAAAGCATTATCGTTGACCCGTCTGCCGCCTCGTTCATCGAGGTCTTGCGGCGGCGCGGTTATATGGTGCGAAAGGCCAACAACGACGTAACCAACGGCATTATGACTACGGCGCGGTTTTTGCAGGACGGCGTAATCAAGATACACCGAGATTGCAAAGACTGCATCCGCGAGTTTGGTTTATATCGGTGGGATGAAAAATCCACCGATGACAGGCCGATCAAAGAAAATGACCACGCAATGGACGAGACGCGCTATTTTGCCTATACGATTTTGAAAAATAAGGCGTATCGACGCGATTATACCCCCATTTGGAACAGATAGGACGGTGAGCAGCTATCAAAACATATAATGACCTTGTGGCGGTCGGCGAAAACGAGCAGGCGCGCATTGAGTTTATCCGCAGCGCAATCAACGAGCACCGCGAATCCCACGCATATAAGACGGCGGCGGATGCTGCGGAATATTACAATGGTCTAAATCCGACCATCAACCGCTACGAAAAGATCATCTATGATATGCAGGGCCGCAGCCACACGGACATGTGGACGGCAAACCATAAGCTTGCCAGCCGCTTCTTTGGTCTGGCGGTCGATCAGGAGGTTTCGTATCTGCTGGGGAACGGCGTGACCTTTGCGGAGAAGGAAACACCAAAAAAACTATGCCCGGACTTCGACCAGGAAGTTATGGATGCGGCGCGTGAGGCGAAAATCGCGGGCGTGTCCTTTGGCTTTTGGGATTTGACGCATCTGCGGGTGTTCTCTCTGCTTGAGTTTGTTCCCCTCTACGATGAGGAGGACGGCGCGCTGAAAGCCGGCATCCGCTTTTGGCAGGTGGCGCAGGATAAGCCTTTGCGAGCGACATTATACGAGCTGGACGGGTTCACCGAGTATTTCCAGCCGAAGAACAAAGATATGAGCGTATTGCAGGAAAAACGCAGCTACAAGCTCGTTATCCGCAAGGCCGAAGTCGGCGAAACAGAGATTTACGACGGCGGCAATTATCCGAGTTTCCCCATCGTACCGCTGAAAAACAACAAGCGGTGTCTCTCCGAGATTGCTGGCAAGCGCAACACCATTGACGCGCTTGATTTGGCGTCCTCCAACATGGTCAACAACGTGGACGAGGGCAATCTGATCTATTGGGTGCTTTCCAATTGCAACGGTATGGACGACCTTGACGATGCGAAATTTGTGGAGCGCTTGAAAACCACCCACGTCGCCCACGCCAACGGCGACGACGGCGCGAAGGTGGAGAGCAGGACCATCGAGGCACCGTATGAGGGAACGAGCAGCACCATTGATATGCTCAAGAAAAAGCTGTACGAAGATTTCCAGAGCTTTGATGCTGCGGCGGTATCCGCAGGCAACCAGACGGCGACCGCAATCAAGGCCAGCTATGTGCCGCTGGACCTGAAAACGGATAAGTTTGAATCCGAGGTCACGCGGTTTATTGTGGAGATTCTGCGTTTGGCAGGCATTGAGGATCAGCCGAGTTACACGCGTAATCAGATCATCAACAAGAGCGAGGAGACGCAGAATATCCTTCTGGGCGCGGCGTATTACGATGACGAGTACATCACAAAGAAGCTGTTGACGATCAACGGTGACATTGACCAGTACGAGGACATGGCAAAGCGCAAAGCGGCAGAAGAGATTGACCGAAGCTTTGCGAATGAAAACGGGGCATTTGGAACGGAGGTAGAGTGATGGGCGGCAGAGGTGGAGCCGGTGGCGGAACTGCCACTACGAAGAATAATGTTCGCACAGTGCAAGGCGTTTCTGTTGGTTCTCGCCTTTTTGCCAGAGAAAATGATGTTGCAAAACTCTCACAGAACACTATCTGGATTGAAAACACGAGCACGCCGCACGCTGTTTTGAAAAACAGTCAAGGAACAGTTCAAGTGCAAGGTAATAAAAAGGACAAATACGGCATCCTCGAAAATGTGAATACCGCCGTTGTGCATCTCAGCGGCGTTGACCGAAGCACACCAACAAGGGAAGTCACCAAATTAAACAAGCAACTTAACGAAATACGCTCAAGGGGTTTTGATGTCCAAAGAATTAGTGTGGGCGAATATGAAAGCGTTGCTTACATAAAACGAAAGCTATTCACAAGGGCTTTTTAACAATTTTCAATGATAAACTTTGAAAATTTGGACAAGTTCATGTTCCCAGGGGTCGGAAAGTACGGTATCCCGCAGATTGAGCCGGTCAAAGATTACCCCTATGGCGAGTTTATCCCCGTAAATTACCATTACACGGCGAAAGACACGAAAAGCAAGATCGTGCATTTCTTCGTGGACGATTATCAATTCATTCGGTATTGGAACACGCCTGACAAGTACATTCCGCAACTGTCGCAGTTTGCGGCGGTGTGCGCGCCGGACTTCTCCACCTACACAGACATGCCGCTTGCGATGCAGATATACAATCATTACCGCAAGCACTGGCTGGCGGCGTACTGGCAACTACACGGGATGACGGTCTACCCATCTATTTCATGGAGCGACGAGGATAGTTACGATTGGTGCTTTGATGGCGAGCCAGTCGGAGGAATAGTTGCAGTTAGTTCGGTAGGCACACAGCAGAACAAGGAAAGCAAGCGGCTGTTTCTTCGTGGCTACGAAGAAATGATAAAACGGCTGTCGCCGGAATGGGTGATATTCTACGGCAAAGTTCCGGAAGAATGCGACTGGAATGTGATCCGCGTGAAGCCGCACTATGATGAGATTGTGAAACGGAGGCAGAAATGCCAAACGAAGACCTCGGCCACAAGCTGACCGACAAGGAGCTTGCAAAGCTGGAACAGCGCATCGCAAAGCTATACCGCGAGGCCGAGAAAGATCTGCAAGCTACCATCGACGCATATTTTGAACAATTCAAAAAGCGCGACGAGGAAATGAAAGCGCTGATCGGCACCGTGCAGAACGGCAAGAAATGGACGGAGGCCGACTATAAGCAATGGCGGCTGAACCAGATCGGGCGTGGGGAACGCTATCAGGCCATGCGTGACAAGGTAGCGCACCGTATGACCGATGCAAACGCCGTGGCGGTGTCTTACACCAACGATGCAACGCCCGGTATCTACTCTCTCAACCGCAACTATTCGGCCTATACCATCGAACAGGTCGCGGGCAACGTCGGCTTTGATCTATGGGACGAGCAGACGGTCAAACGGCTCATGGTAGAGCAGCCCGATTTAATGCCATATTACCCGCCGAAACGCGCCTTAAAGCGTGGTATTGACTTCGAGTATGGCAAAAAGCAAATTACCAAGAGTATCACAAGCTCCATCTTGCAGGGCAAGAGCATCAAGCACATGGCGGATGACCTGCAAAAGCGCATTACCACCATGAGCCGCGATTCCGCCATCCGCACTGCCCGTACAGCTGTGACCGGTGCGCAGAACGCAGGACGCATGGACAGCTACGCGGCGGCGGAGAAGATGGGCATTAAGCTCAAAAAAGAATGGTTGGCTACGCTGGACGCGCGTACACGCCACTCTCATGCCATGCTTGACGGCGAACAAGTGGCGCAGGCCAAGAAATTTTCCAACGGCTGCCGCTTCCCAGGCGACCCACAAGGGCCACCGTGGGAGATATATAACTGCCGCTGTACGCTGATTGCCGCCGTGGAGGGTGTAGATACCTCTACCGCACAACGGCGAGCCAGAAACGCGTCTACGGGTGAAACAGAGGTTGTTTCTGATATGACCTATGCGGAATGGGCGGGGTGGAAAACGGGCAAAGCAAAATCTACCGGATTCGGCTACATCCAAAAATTTACGCCTGCTACCGATATTGATAAAGCTGTTAAATATGCAAAAGAGGCGCTTGGCCTTGAGCAAACAACGGCATATCAGCTTGGGATGAATCTGGATGTTGCGAACGGGTTAAATGAAGCAATCACGAGAATAAGTGATACATTCGGGAGCTTGACTGAAGCCGGGTATTTGGAAAATGTTCTTTTGTTTACGAATAGGTCAAGTAATAGCTATGCTGCATACTCTGATTCTTTGCGCACTGTCTTTCTGAATCCTGTTGTGAAGCAAAAAGGCGCACTGAAAAAAATGGCAAAAGATGCTGTTGAACAATTTGAACCCGGCGCATGGAGTACAGGGAGTGCTTTCCATACTGTATATCATGAATTAGGGCACGCAGTTCAGCACATGATTCTTGACAATAATGCCTTGAAAAAGAATAAAATTGATGTATTATATAGAAAAACATTTTCTGATATACTGGGCGCCGAAACAACATGGACAATTGACAAGGACACAGCTGCACTCGCGAAAAAGACGAAGGAAGCAGGTTTCAGCTATTACGGGTTGAGGAACTCCGGTGAATTTGTCGCGGAAAGTATTGCGCAGTATTACCTATCTGATAAGCCGGGCGAAATTGCAAAACAAGTTGTAGAGATTTTGAAAGGGAAATGATATATGCTTCTTACATTGGAAGATATGGATTTTTTGTCCAAGACAACCGAAGAGGACAATGACGGTCTGTTTGTTGCCAAAGCCGATATTTCGGAAGAAGAAAAACAAAGGCTTTTGGACATAGACAACATGAATTTCATGACTTACGGCGAGCATTTGATTAAGATGAGGCGTTAAGCGATGAACATTGAGACCCACGACAACAGCAAAGAGATTTCTGCTGAGATTAAGGCGGCACTGCTGCGCGGGCTGGAAAAGATCGGTCTGGTGGCAGAGGGATATGCGAAAAAGCTGTGCCCCGTTGACACTGGCAATCTGCGGAACAGCATTACCCATGTAGTAGACGAGCAGGAACCGGCGGCTATCATCGGGTCGAACAATTCTTACGCCGCGTACGTTGAGCTTGGCACCGGCATTTACGCCGAAGGCGGAGGAGGGCGGCCTACGCCGTGGGTGTACCAGGACGCAAAAGGCAACTGGCATTACACGCGCGGCAACAAGGCACAGCCGTTTTTGAAACCTGCTGCCGCTGACCATGCCGCACAGTATCGGGACATTCTGGAAAGCGAGCTGAAAAATGGATAACGATACCATCAAGGCCATTGAAGCCATCATCAAGCGCGGCAACGATGCTGAAATACGCCGAAAAGGCGACGGGTACATCGTCTTAGAAGTCAAGAAAACAATCAAATACAGCACTTCCGCGCAATAGGGCGCGGGAAAGGGCAATAGGAGCCAAACAGTACGCAGATTTTGCGTGTTGTTTGGCTCTTTTATTTTAGGTAAACACCGCGAGGTACAGCGGTTTTATACAATCTATCGCCGCGACGGAATGCGGACAAGGGAAAGGAAGATAGAACAATGGCACTTACACGCAAACTTTTGAAGGGCATGGGTCTCACCGACGAACAGGTGGATACCATCATCGAGGCACATACCGACACCGTGGACGGCTTGAAAGCTGACGTCAGCAAGTATAAGGCGGACGCGGAGAAGCTACCCGGCGTTCAGAAGCAGTTGGACGACCTCAAGGCAGCGGGTGACGGCGGCTATAAGGAAAAGTACGAGAAGGAACACTCGGCTTTTGAAGCCTTTAAGACCGACATCACGGCAAAGGAAAGCAAGGCGGCAAAGGAAAAGGCTGTCCGCGCTTACTTTGAGAGCAAAAACATCACCGGCGCGAATTTGGACCTTGCTATGCGCGGCTGCGGCGAAGAAATGGCCGCATTGGAGCTGGACGGCGAGAAGATCAAGGACACCAAGAGCCTTGATGCGCTTGTAGCCGGCACTTACAAGGGGCTTGTCTCCACCACGCAGACAAAGGGCGCGAATCCCGCCAATCCCCCGGCAAACACCGGCGGCGCAAAATCCCGAGAGGACATCTACAAGAAGGACGATAAAGGCCGCTATGTGATGTCTACGGCGGAGCGCCAGAAAGCGCTTGCCGATCTGATGGCAAGCGAAAACAACTGATTTTTTGAAAGGAGCTATTTATGGCTGCGAAAACTAACGTAACAACTTCTGCACAGTTTACCACTTCCGCCCGTGAGGTGGATTTCGTGTCCCGCTTCGCTGATAACTGGGACGCACTGCGGAACATCATGGGCATTATGCGTCCCATCCGCAAGGCCCCTGGCACGAAGCTGGTTTCCTACAAGGCCAGCGTGGACGGCGGCCTCAAGGGCGGCACCGTGGCAGAGGGTGACGAGATCCCCTTCACCAAGATGAAGGTGGAGCCGGTTGCCTACGGTGACATCGACATTTCCAAGTATGCCAAGAGCGTGACCATTGAGAGCGTGGCTAAGTACGGCGCTGACGTTGCCGTGGAGAAGACCGATGAGGCTTTCCTCGTGGCGCTGCAGAACAAGGTCCTGACCGATTTCTATACATTCCTCGGCACCGGCACGCTCAAGGTGACGGAAAAGACCTGGCAGCGCGCTCTGGCTATGGCCAAGGGCAAGGTGCTGGACAAGTTTGCCAGTCTGGATAAGGACGTGACCGAGGTTGTGGGTTTTGCCAACATCATCGATGCTTACGATTACCTGGGTGACAAGGAGATCACCGTTCAGACCATGTTCGGCATCAACTACGTGGAGAACTTCATGGGCTACCGCACTCTGTTCCTGCTGCCTGAGAAGTACATCGCCTCCAAGAAGGTGATTGCTCTGCCCGTGGAAAACATCGACCTGTACTATGTGGACCCCAGCGACAGCGACTTTGCCAAGCTGGGCCTGAACTACACCGTGAAGGGCGAGACCAACCTGATCGGCGTTCACGTCGACGGCGATTATAGCCGCGCCACCGGCGATATGTACGCCATCATGGGCATGAAGCTGTGGGCTGAGTATCTGGACGGCATTGCCGTTGCTACCGTTTCTGTGTCCGGCGCGGGCTAAATAGGAGGGCGGCGTGATGCTTGAACAGGTCTTACGGCACTTGAACAACTGGTTCCTTGTGGAGATTCACGAGGGCACGTTCACCGTGGAGAATGGCAGCATTACGCTGCCCTTTCTCCTGACCAATCAATATTTCCGCATCGTCGGCTCTGTGTTTAACGACGGTCTGCATCAATATCCAGCGGTCGATTTAACGGACGAGACGTTTACCGGCTCTGTGTGGGCGCTTGCCGTGCCGAAAGCCGTAATCGATCTTTCGGTTGAGATCGAGGCGTGGCAGGAGAAGAACGGGGAGGCCGTTGCAAGCCCGTATCAAAGCGAGAGCTTCGGGGGCTACTCCTACACCAAACGCAGCGCGGGAAGCGACAGCGGCACGTTAAACGGCTGGCAGGACGCTTTCCGAGGTCGGTTAAACGACTGGCGAAAGCTCAAGGGGGTGGAACCGTGAGTTTACTTGACGATTTCGCAAGCAAATGCGTGCTGATGGAAAAGACGCGAACGCCGGACGGCGCAGGCGGCTACATCGTCGCATGGGCCGAGGGCGCGGAATTTCTCAACTACCAGGCGCTCGACACCTCGATGGAGGCCCGCAGAGCCGAAAAAGAGGGTGTGACCTCGGTGTATTCCGCGCTGGTTAATCAGAGCGTTCCCATCGAGTATAACGACTATTTCCGCGACACGTCCACCGGCAACACCTACCGCGTGACCTCAAATCCGGAAGAACGGGATGCGCCTCGGTCGGCAGGCCCGACGATCCGGGCGCTGAAATTCTTCACCGCGGAGCGAAAGGAGCTGCCGAAATGACAAAGGACAAGGCGCTCCATGCGTGGTTTTCTCAATTCCTACCGGCCTATCCGACCTCCAACGTGCCGGAAGATGCGGTTTTCCCGTGGCTGACCTATGAGCTGATCACCGGATCATGGGAGAGCGGCGAGATCGCGCTGACGGTGAACCTATGGTACTACACCGAGAGCGAAGCGATACCCAACGCAAAGGCACAGGAAATCAGCGACGCCATCGGCATGGGCGGCGTGCTTGTGCCGTACGACGGCGGCGCGATGTGGATCAAGCGCGGCTCCCCGTGGTGCCAGAACATCGCGGATGAAAGCGATAAAAACATCAAGCGGCGGTATCTCAACATTACGGTTGAGTTCCTGTCGCAAAACTGATGAAAGGACAACGACATGAAATTTACCAAGATTCCTTCTGATGCGTTTCAGAAGCTCCAGATCAACGCCGGCATCCTGACGACCGATTTCACACCGGCTACCGGCACCATCGGCGAGGCGGGGCAGATCGGCGCAACGACCGGCGGCGTCAACTTTACCGCCACGCCGACCTATTCGGACTTTGGCGAGGATATCGACAACTGTCCGAAGAACATGAAGGAGCTGAAAAAGCTCGATTCGTGGGAAGTCAAGATGACCGGCACTTTTGTCAACGCCGATACCGCCATTGCAAAGCGGCTGTGCGGCGCGGCGGACATCGGGACGACCGACACAACCAAGGTCACACCGCGCAACGACCTCAAGGACGCGGACTTTGATGATATCTGGCTTGTGGGCGATTATTCCGACAAGAACGGCGAAACCAACGGAGGCTTTATCGCTATCAAGCTGCTCAACGCGCTTTCCACGGGCGGCTTCCAGCTCAAGACGGCGGACAAGTCCAAGGGGCAGTTTGCGTTCGAGTTTACCGGACACTATTCCATGAGTGCGCAGGACACCGTTCCCTTTGAAATCTACATCAAGGCCGGCACGGCGGAGGCGTAAATGAGACTTTCCGACATTCAGGGCGAGCGCGTCTTTGACGTCATCGCGGATATCATCGACCCGATCGCCAACATTGCGGAGGACGAACAGGCTTCCGCGATGTTCCGACGGGAAAAGCTGCCGGAGGGCATGACGGTGAAGCAGTTTGCAACGCAGCGGGCGCGCAAAGCTCTCCCTGCGCTGCTCAAGGGTCACAAAGGCGACATCATCGCTATTCTTGCCTCTATTGAGGGCGTGAGCGCGGAGAGCTACAAGGGCGCGCTGAACCTCGTCAAGCTGATGCGCGATGCGACGGAACTTTTGACCGATGAAGCATTCGACGCACTTTTTCTCTCAGCGCAGAGCGGGAAAACCTCTGGCTCTGCGCAGGAGAATACCGAGGGCAAAGACGAATAAAGCCGTTCCTGCGGTACTGCGTGGCGCGGCTCAATGAGAAAGCAAGAAACGACGCATACCGCATTTATGTGACGGACGCGCTGCGCATTGTGGCCGAAAACACGGCGCAATACGCGAGCGGGAACTACATCAAGGCGCGATACGCGGACATTATTGAGCCAAAAAAGCAGGACAACAGGACGTGCAAAGAGATTACCGCCGATATAGTCGCGCGGTGCGGGCTGACGATAAAAAAAGCCGCCCCTGACGGGGCGGCGGATGGATAGGCGTTATTTGAGGACGTATTCCGAGATCATGCGGCCAATCTTTCCGATGTCGGTATCGCCTTTGAACTCAAATTTGGCGGTAAAGCCATTGGAGAACGTCAGGACAAGCTCGCTATCGGGGATCAGCTCAACAAGGCCGGGTGTCTGGATAGCAAAGAACTGCACCTTGGAAAAGGGTATGGAGCTGAACGATTTCCGCTTTCCGGTGATGCCTTGCACGTCAACGGAAATAATGCGCTTGTTGGTGAAGATAAGCTGGTCGCGGATCGTTTTGAACGCGCAGGCGATCTCTTCGCCCGCGATCAAAAGACCGTTGACCTCGTCGCGGACTTCGGCAATGGAGATAGGCTTTAAGTCAAATGCGGAATCTTTGTTGAAATTGATCATGGCAAAACCCTCCTTTCTTGAAATTGTACTACATAAGCCTTGACTTTTCAAGGGCTTTTCACCAAAAACACCAAAAAGCGTGGTGAGAAAATGAATTTATTAGACCTTTTTGTCAAAATCAGCGTAGACACGAGCGAAGTAGATAAAAACCTCGGGGATACCAAAGAAAAGGCATTGAGCTTTGGCGACGTGCTGAAAGCCAATATTGCAGGGCAAGCCATTGTTGCTGGCGTGAAAGCTGTTGCAGGCGCGGTAAAAAACATTGGCGAGGCAGCAATTCAAAGCTACGGCGAGTATGAGCAGCTGGTTGGCGGCGTGGAAACACTTTTTAAGTCCTCTGCCGACACCGTGATGCAGTACGCCGCAAACGCATACCAGACGGCGGGCATGAGCGCGAACGAGTATATGACCACCGTGACGGCGTTTTCTGCGTCGCTGCTGCAATCGATGGGTGGCGACACGGACGCGGCAGCGGAAAAGGCGAATCTGGCCATTACCGACATGTCGGACAACGCAAATAAGATGGGTACCGATATGGAACTCATCAAAAATGCTTATCGAGGGTTTGCAAAATCCAATTATACGATGTTGGACAATTTAGCCCTTGGCTATGGCGGCACGAAGGAGGAAATGCAGCGTCTTTTGGACGACGCCAACGCGCTGAATGCCGCGCAGGGCAATTACACCAATTACACCATCGACAGCTACGCGGACATCGTTGACGCTATCCATACCGTGCAGACGGAAATGGGCATTACGGGCACGACGCAACTGGAAGCCAGCACGACGATCCAGGGCTCTATCGCGTCGATGAAAGCCGCGTATGACAACTTTATCACGGGGCTTGGCGATGAAAACGCCGACATGGCGGAACTCATTACAAACCTTTTGGGCAGCACCGTGACGGTGGCGGAAAATCTCTTACCGGTCGTTGAGAGAATCCTTGAGAACGTCGGCGTTGTGGTGCAGGAAAAAGGCCCTGAAATGATTGAGAAATTCGTCGGCTATGCCGTCGAAAAACTGCCGCAGGTCATTGAGCTGGGCCTGCAAATGGTCATTGCGTTGGTCAAGGGGCTGGCGCAGAACCTTCCGCAGCTGGTCACAGGCGTTTTGAATATGGCGGAAACAATTATTAAAACGTTGGTCGATTCCATTCCTGACGTTATCGAGGTCGGCAAGGACATTGTGCGCGGCGTGTGGGAGGGCATCAAGAGCATGGCGTCGTGGATCGGCGAAAAGGTATCCGACTTTTTCGGCGGCATTGTGGATAACGTCAAGGGCGTTCTTGGCATTCACTCCCCGTCCCGCGTGTTCGCGGGCATCGGCGAAAACATGGCGCTTGGCCTCGGCGAGGGCTGGGAGAGCGAATACGGAACGATCAAACGCGGCATTACAAGCGGGCTGGACTTTGGAACGGCAACGGTAGGCTTTGCCGATTCCGGCATCGGACGGTCAAGCGCGGCCATCGTCAACAGCATGGGCGTAAGCACAGAGACCGGAACGACCACCATCAACCTGATGTTCCCGGACGGCACAAAGCTGGCGAGTTATCTGCTGCCGTTTTCCATCAAGGCGGCGGCTGCGGCGGGCACGCCTATCGCAAACGCGCAGATGGCATAAGGAGGCGGCATGAATCAACTCATTTTAGATACCGGCGGCTATTCGATTCTTTTGCCGGAAAGCCAGAAGGGCGGCTATACGGCTTATGAAGAGCCGCTAAGCGTTGACCTTGTGATGCTGCCGGGGAACATGGTTCGCGAGCTGCGCGGAACGGTGTGGCGCGTGAATTACCAGTACGGGTATTTTACCGACGAGGAGAAAAATAACCTGCTTGCGGCGTGCAAAAAGGGGAGAAATAAGCCGATCCTCTGCGCGTTTCTCCCACCGAACAGCACGGAAATGATTTCGTCCGAGTTTTTTGTGACGGCATTTGCCTCGCCTAAATTTATGTGGAGCCGCGAGGGAAAGCCGATTTGGGGTGACTTTTCCGTCGAGCTGCGGGAGGTGACGCCGCATGATTGAGGCAACCTCCGCGTTTCGCTCGGCTATCGTCGGGAAAACAAGGCGCATCTACCTCAAAGCGGTGGTGGACATCTCCGACCCCGATATGACCATCGGGACGGTCACGTCAAGCGGGCTTGCGCCGTGGTCAAAGTCGGCACAGCTGACGGACAAGGACATTTCCGCGCCTCCGCGCTGCGCAACGCTGGAGAAAAACCGCTGGTTGCTGGATGGATCGTTTGCGATTTTCCCGGACGACTATCAAATTGCGGGCGAAATTGGAACGGCAAGTGAGGCATTGTCGGGCGCGGACGGAATGTTTTCTGCTTCGGTATGGACGCAGCTGTCATTTGCCAACGTCAGCGTTTTGCAGGCGTGCAGCATCTTCTTTTCTTCCGACCCGCTTGACGGTGTACCGGAGGATTTTACGGTGGATATTCTGGTCGATGGCGTGCCGTATCATACGGAAACGTATGCAGGGAACACGCAAAGCGCCGTCAAGATATCCGGGTTTACGGTCTACACGCCGGACGCGATCAAGGTGACTGTGACCAAATGGAGCCTGCCGTACCGCAGAATGCGAACAGTAGAGATCGTACCGGGCTACTACGAGCAATGGAGCGAAAATATGTTGGCATCTTTTTCCGTGCAGCAGCAAGGGGACGTATCTTGCCTGACGCTGCCATACGGAATGCTCAAAATGGCGATGAACAACAAGAACCGTATGTTCGAGCCGCGAAGCAAGTCCGGGCTGTTCCAGAGCATCGAGGAGCGGCAGGGCGTGGAGACCTACATCGGCGTGCGGCTCGCGGACGGCAGCGTGGAGTATAAGCGCGTGGGCGTCTTCTACCAATACTCCGACGGCTGGAAGACCGGCGACAACGGCCTGACGATGCAGTGGGACCTTGTGGACATCATCGGGCTGCTGGCCGACCGCGCGTACCTCGCGCCGACGGTGCTGCCCATCACGCTCTCTGGCTGGATCGCCTCACTCGTCGCGCAGCTCGGCACAAACTTTGCGGACCGCTACACGGTGGACGCGGACTATTCCAACCTCGCGGTCACGGCCTCGAGCCGCGCCGCGGTGAGCGGGAAGAAGTGCGGCGACATCCTGCGCTGGGCCTGCATGGCGACCGGCACATGGCCGCGCGCGGACGCGGAAACGGGCAAACTTGCGGTGGAACCGCTGTGGAATCAGGGCAGCAAGATCACGCTGGAAAACCTCGTCAACTACCCGACGATGAAGGCCAACCAGTCCCTTGCGTCGCTCATTTTCCACCTCTCGGACGGGACGGAGTACGTCGTCTCGGGCAACTCCACGAGCAGCGAGAAGACCATGACCATCGAGAACCCGCTTCTGCACACGCAGGCGCAGGCGCTTACGGCGGCGCGGCTGATCCTCTCGTGCTACGGCGGCAACCAGCTGGAGCTGACCGGGCGCGGCGACCCGTCCTCCGAGATCGGCGACGTGGACACCGTGTGGCTCGACGAGAGCAGCGCGACCACGGCGCGGCGCATCTACCAGACGTTTCAATTCTCGGACGGCGTGCTGCAAGGCTGCCAGAGCAAGCTATTGCAGGCGGACGGCTCGTATCTCTACACCGAGCGCGCGGTCTTTACCGAGAGCGGATCGTGGACGGCCCCGGCGGGCAAAACGCGGCTGCGCGTGATCCTCGTCGGGCACGGCGGCAACGGCACGGATGGTGAGGACGGAAATTTTGACCGCGCGGGCAAGAACGGCGTGGACGGCCTCGGCGGCCTTGTGTGGGCGGACACCATTCAGATCAACGAGCAGCAGACCTTTGCCATCACCATCGGCGAGGCTTCCACCTTCGGCGTCTACTCCTCCGCCAACGGGCAGCGCTATCCGAACGGCTACACGGACATCCAAAGCGGCGACAGCTTCGCCCGCACAGGCGTGGCCGTGCCCAAATCGGGCACAGGCGACGGCGGCAAGGGTGGCAGGGGCGGCAACAAGGGCGAGCGGCACAAGGAAAAGCAATACCACCCGGACGGAAGCCCCGCGGGTAGCCGGTGGGTCATAGATGTAGAGCCCGGAACCGGTACGTCCGGCGCGATTGGAGCAAGCGGCTGCGTGGTGGTGTACTGGGACAAGGAGGAGAGCGCATGAGCGAGACTTATCCGATATTGATTCCAAAGATCCTTGCCGCGGCGTTTGCTCCAAATCCCGCCGACATCAACACCAAAACCCGGCTTACCGTCACCGTGACGGAGGAGACCGTCTACCTCGAGCCGACAAAATACTACAGCGGCGAGATATTCGCCGGGGAGGTCTAAACTATGGCGATCCAAACAGTCCAAGCGATCATCAACGGCCAGAGCTATACCCTTGCGCTCAACAGCGCGACGGGCAAGTACGAGGCCACCATCACCGCGCCGGGCAAAACATCCTACAACCAGTCCGGCGGCTACTACAACGTGCAGATCAAGGCGACCAACGACGCGGGCACCGTCGGGTCGGCAGACGCCTCGACGCTTGACGGATTAAAGCTCTACGTCAAAGAGAAGATCGCGCCGGTCATCACCATCCTCTCGCCGTCCTCCGGGGCGTATGTCAGCAACAGCAAGCAGCCGGTCGTGTTCACCGTTGTGGACGAAGCGGACGGCTCCGGCGTCGATCTCTCGACGCTCGTGGTCAAACAGGACGGCACAGCCGTCGCATCCTCGGCCCTTGCGAGCACGGCCATCGCCAACGGCTACCAAGTGACTTACACACCCGCCTCGGCGCTCGACGACGGCAGCCACACCGTAGCCATCGACTGCAAGGACCACGACGGCAACGTCGCGACGCAGAAGTCCACCACCTACACGGTCGACACCGTGCCTCCGACGCTCAACGTCACCGCGCCCACGGATAATCTTATCACCAACACAGCGGCTCTCACGGTGGCCGGTATCACCAACGATGCGACCTCCTCGCCCGTGGAGATCAAGATCACGCTTAACGGCGCGGATCAGGGCGACGTCGCGGTCGGCGCGGGCGGCGCGTTCAGCAAGGCCGTCACGCTGGCGGAGGGCGCGAATACCATCGTCATTACGGCGACCGACGCGGCGGGTAAGGTCTCCACGGTCACGCGCAGCGTGACGCTTGACACCTCGGTGCCGGTCATCAAGTCGGCGACCATCACGCCCAACCCGGTCGACGCGGGCGCGACGATGGTCATCGCGGTGGAGATCGAATGAGCGCGCAGGTCCTGAGCGTCTCGCTGCCGAGCGAGATCATCTATGTGAGCGGCACGGTCAACGGCACGGCTTACACATGGACGCTCATCAAGGGCGCGTGGACGGCTACGGTCGAGCGGGCGGCGAACGACACCTACGCCGTTGCCCTCACCGCCGTCACCGCGGCGGGCGTCAGCACCAACTACGCGCTCACGCTCTACTACGGCCTTTTGAGCCTCATCACCGACCGCACGCGCGCGGACGTGGCGAATCAGACCGACAAGGGCTTTTACAATGCCTCTGACCTCAACCGCGTGGGCGCGGCGGTGGAGTACATCGCGGGCCGCTTCACGGCGCTCGGCTATGCCTGCCCTGTGACGGTCAAAAAGGACTGGCTGACGAGCGACACGCCGACGCAGCGGCAGATGGAGGCGTACCGGCAGAACATCGTCACGCTGCGCGGGCAGATCGCGGTCATGGCGTCCACACCGGAGGCACCGGCGAGCATGGCGGGGCTGAACTACGTCAAGGCCAACAACATTGAGCAGATTTTGCTCGACCTCGACGCGCTCATCGACAAACTCATCAAATCATGGTATTTCTCCGGCGAGCTGTACGCCGGCGAGGTCTGAAAGGAGACAATATGCAGGACAGAGTATCTTTGTACCCCGGACGCGTGAAGCTGGAGCCGGTCGCGGGACAGGCCAACCTCTACGACCTCACGCGCGCTGACCAGCCCACGCAGGAGGGCATGCCGCTCAACAAGGCGAGTTTGCTCAAGGACACCACCGCGGCGCTGCTCGGCCTCGGCACCGACGCTGTGCCCGACGACGCCTTTGTCGCGCTCGTCTTGGGTCAAGGCGTTTACGGTTACCGCGTCAGGGTGCAGCTTGCCGACGGCACGCCCGTTGAGGGCGCGACCGTGAGCGGCATCCAGCCGCTGACCGGCTCGACACTGGTGACCGGCGCAGATGGGACAGTGCTCGGCAAAAGCGCCAGCGCAAGCGTGACCATCGGCTGCACCTCGCCGTATATCGACCAGAAAGCGCCCGCAGCGCAGACGGTTACAAAAACCGGAACGATCACCGATGTGACACTGACGCTGGAGAACGTTACCGATATGCTGACAATCAGTTCGAGTAAAACTGCCAAAATCTCGTCGATGGCAAAAACGCTTGATATGTTTGCCAGCGGCGGTGGCGGCGGTGGCGGTAATTATTCCGCAAGTGCTAATGGATGTGGCGGAGCCGGTGGTGGAGGAGGATACGCAAACAATAAATTAAATATTCCAATTTCTGGCGACACAGATTTAAAAATCGTAGTTGGCGCAGGTGGAGAAGGAGGACAATCTAGGGAAAACCCAAACGGTAAAAATGGTGGGGAAACGACTGTATACCTAAATAACGTAGCTACACTAACTGCATTAGGAGGTTTTGGTGCCACCGGATCAACCGGGGCCGGAGCAGGAAATGGGGATGGCGGTATATATTACGATAGGGAGATTACCCCTAGCGCTAACGGTTCGTCTGCATCAGTGCCTGTATTTAATGAATCTTCCATTGGGGTCAAAACCGGTGGAGGTGGCGGAGCCGGTGGTGGCGCATATAATAATGGCTATGGTCTTGGTGGATTTCCTTGCGGTGGCGCCGGAGGAGCCCAAAATATTGGTGCCAAGAATGGAGGAATTGGCGGCGGCGGTGGTGGTGGCTACTACGGTGCCGGCGGCAATGGCGGCAATGGCGGTCCCGGAATTGTTTATCTTCGCTTCCATTTTGACGCGGCGTAAAGGAGGGCCAACATGAACTACTGCATTGTAAATGCCGACAATATCATCGAAAACATCATCGTCTGCGAGAGCGATGAGGTTGCCGCGCAGTTCGGGGCCGTGGCCTCCTACGACGGCGCGGCGATCGGCGAAGCGTACAATCCTCCGCCCCCACCGCCCACCACCGAGGAGCGCGTCGCCGCGCTGGAGGCGGCAAGCGACCGTCTCGACGCGCAGGCGACCTACACGGCCATGATGACCGACACGCTGATGGAGGGCTGACATGAAAGAAAAAATCGCAAGATGGTACGCGCAAGGGCTGTGGACCGCCGGCATGGTGCGCAACGCCGTGAAAAAGGACATCCTCAGCGCGCAGGACTATGAAGAGATCACCGGCGAAAGCTACGCCGATGATAAATAAATTCTGAACAAAGAAAAGGAGAACAAAACTATGGCTACTTACAAGAGAATCGCATCCGACGGAAAGCCCATCGAGGTCACGAACACCCCCTACGGTCTGAGCGAGAGCGCGGGCATCAGGAACAGCATCAAGCAGCCGGTCATGCACCGCGACCTTGAGCGCGCCGGCACGGAGATCTATGTCGCCCCCTGCTACAAGCTCACCTACGATGAGAACGGCTACTGCGTCAAGATGACGACCGGCTCCATCCCCGAGGACGTCGCAGCAAAGCTCGCGGAGCTGAACAAGTAAAAAAGCCGCCCCGGTGGGCGGCAAATTGACAAAGCGCGGCAGACTGTGCTATAATTCGCCTGCCGGTAAGAACGGCAAGGTTGTCCACTTCCTGCAAAGGAGGTGCGCGATGGTTACATACGCTGATATGTTCACATATTCGCTTGTGCTCATCGGTCTTGCGTCTCTGATCTTCACGGTCACAAGACATAAGAAATAACCGCCCACCATAGCGGTAAGCGGCGTTTCCTTCGAGCTATAAACTCACTGAGGGACGACCGCCACCAGCAATGGCAGCCGTTCTTACTGGCCTAAATATAGCACACCTAAAGCCGCTTTGTCAAGCACGACAAGGCGGCTTTTTTCGCGCCGCCGGAAAGAGAGACAACGCCTATGGAAAGTTTATCGAAATTAGCGGCGCTGTGCTCGGAGGTGACGGTCATCCTCGCGGCGGTCGCCATGCTCGTCAAGCCGCTGCGCAGCAAGCTGCTGGGGCTGGACAAGCTGACCGACGCGCTCAAATGCCAGCTCCGGCACGACATGCTGCACACCTACTACCGCCACAGGGAGGGCCGCACCATCCGGCAGTACGAGCTGGAGGATTTTCTCTATCTCTATCGGGGCTACAAGGCCCTCGGCGGCAACAGCTTTATTGACCGCATCAAAAGCGAGATCGACGAGTGGGAGGTAATGTCATGAGAGACGTCAAGGGCGCTACCTCGGAAGAGGTGCGCATGATCCGCGCCATCCAGCGCTCCGTCGGGGCGCTGGACAACGGCTGGATCGGCAACCAGACCTTGAGCGACATCGCCGCCAAGCTCGGCGCCGACTGCTGGCCCCTCAACGTCGAGCTGTACGGTCAGCCGACGCTCATCGCGCGGGACATCGAGCCTGTCAACATGAGCGGGCCGCTGCCGAAGAACGCGATCTCGGGGAGCTTTAGCTGGCAGGGTCAGCCGTGCAGCATCCTCGTGCGCGGCGGCAAGGTCGTGCGCGGCATGAGCTGTCACTATCCCCGCCCCGAGAGCGTGCTCTACAAGACCACGGACGGCGCGGTGCGCATTGCCCGCGTGTCCTCGGCGGCGGCGCTGGGAGATGTCGTTTGGGCGGTCGGTGGGCTTGGCCTGCTTGACCGCTATGCCCCCGCGGCGGAGGGCTTCACCGGGGCGTACAGCGACGTGTTGCGCAAGACCAACCACACCGTCATCGGCTACAAGGGCGGGCTGCTCTACGGCGTCTACTGCCGCAGCATGACCGCGCAGCAGGTCAACGCCTTTTGTCGGGACAAGCTCAAGCTCACCAGCGCCGTCATGCTCGACGGCGGGCACGTCGCCGCCATCAACGGCGCGTGTAACAAGATCAACACACAGACGCGGCAGTTCTATGCCGTGCGGTTTCTGTAAAGGAGGCAGAAATGCAAAATCGAATTGCTAATCTTCTCACAGTCAAGAGCATCGTGACCATCGTGCTCACGGCGGTTTTCTCGGTGCTTGCCCTGCGCGGCAGCATCAGCGGGACGGAGTTTCTGACGATCTTCACGACCATCATCGCCTTCTACTTCGGCACGCAGACCGAGAAACGCAAAAATGAAGAAATTTCTTGAGACCATGACGGGCTGGGTCGGCGCTGTACGCGGCGATGCGGTGCATAAAAGCATCGTGGACGCCTACAACAGCTACCTCCCGCACCCGCGCGGCTACAAGCTCGCCTATTCGGACGACTACTGCGCGGCGATGGTGTCCGCGGCGGCGATCCTCTGCGGCCTGACGGAGGTCATTCCCGTCGAGTGCTCCTGCGGGGAGCAAATGCGCTGGTATCAAGCGCGCGGCCAATGGATTGAGGACGATGCGCACGTCCCCCAAATCGGCGAGCAGGTGTTTTACTACTGGAACGACCGCAAGGACTACGCCCTCACGGACTGCACCGGCGCGCCCAACCACACGGGCATCGTGACCGCCTGTGACGATCAGAGCTTCACGGTGTTCGAGGGCAACAAGGGTAAAGCTCACGAGTGCGGCTATCGGACGTTGGAAATCAACGGGCGGTATATTCGTGGCTTCGGCGTGCCGAAATACCCCGCGGACAAGACCGTGCTCACACGCGGCGACAAGGGCGCGGAAGTCAAGAAATTGCAGGAATTTCTCAATGTCTGCGGGTACGAGCTGGACGTGGACGGTTCATTCGGCTCCGCGACGCAGAAGGCATGGGGAGAATATGTTTACGCATACCTCGGAAAAATTCTAAAATAACGAAAGGAAAACGGGCGGGAGGCGTGCCTCCCCTCGCGTGAGCGCTCTGCAAGCCCCGGCGCACAGCATGGACAAGCAGCACCGAGCGATCCGGGCAAAATTATCCTCTATGGCCCCGCGGCAGGCCGTGGCATACATTCGGTCCTTTGAGCTTCCACCCGACGAAATGGCGTGCCTCGTCGAGTGCGACGTGCGGGGCCGCTCCTGCGTACAGGTGGCATTTGAAATGAATCTGTCGCCGGATACGGTCAAAAAGTATCGCCGAAAGGCGTACCGCAAAATCGCATCGGAAGTCTTTGAATAGGAAAAGAGCTTCACCAAACGGTGAGGCTCTTTTCCTTTATGGGAAGGGTATGAATGACGCATGGAGCACGTCGTGACAAAAAATTAGCATATTCCGTCAGAATTTGCAAGCGCAATCGTTCGACGAATTTCGCCGTACACTTTTCATCCCCTTTTCCGGCACTTTGGAAAAGGGGTTTTCTTGTACCATAAAGGCAGAAAAGGAGGTGCGCTGTATGTACGAACGGCTTTTAGCATTGGGCTTCACCGAGCAGATGGCGAGGGATATTTTGGTGCTGTTCCCCGAGCCGGACGAGCTGCGCACCTATGTCTATTTCGCGGAGCTGCTGCATGTATAGCTATTATAATCCGTCGCCTTATGGCAAGAACGTGGGGGACTGCACTGTCCGGGCGATCTCCAAAGCGACCGGAAAAGACTGGGGTGAAACGTATCTCGCGCTCGCCATACAAGGCTACTTAGACGGAGACATGCCGTCGGCCAACGCGACCTGGGGCGCGTATCTGCACTCCCTCGGCTATCGGCGCTACATCGTGCCGGACACCTGCCCTCTGTGTTACACCGTCGGGCAGTTTGCGGACGAGCATCCGGCAGGCACATACATTTTAGCCCTGTCCGGCCATGTGGTGTGCGTGCAGGACGGGACGATCTTTGATTCATGGGACAGCAGCAATGAGACTGTGCTCTATTTTTGGGTAAAGGAGACTGAATGACATGGCTTTTAATCCGTACTATCAAAACCCTTATTATCCACAGCCGATGCCGGACAACCTCATGCAGATGCGGCAGCAGCAGATGATGCAGCCCGCTCCGCCTCCCGTGCCGCAAAATCCTGTCGCGACCGGCGGCGTGCAATGGGTCAGCAGCGAGCAGGAGGCAAGAGGCTACCTGATCGCGCCCAACTCCGCTGTTGCGTTGTGGGATTCCACCGCCCCGACTGTGTACCTCAAGCAGTCCGACGCGAGCGGCAAGCCGACACTCAAGATTTATGACCTCGTAGAGCGCGCAGAAACGCCCCGTACAGCGCCGCAGGGAAAGGGCGTGGAATTTGTCACCCGCGAGGAGTTCGACCGTCTGGCGGCGCTTGTGGGCGAATTAAAGGGCAAGAAGAAGCGCAAGGTCGAGGAGGACGAAGACGATGAATAATCCGTTTTTCGGTGCTCTCGGCGGCGAACAGATGCCCGGACCGGTAGGCCAGTTCCAGCGCATGATGCAGCAGTTCAACCAGTTCAAAGCGAATTTCAAGGGCGACCCCAAAGCGGAGGTCGAAAAGCTCTTGCAGAGCGGTAGGCTGAACCAGCAACAACTCAATCAGCTACAGCAGATGGCGAAGCAGTTTCAAAGCCTGATGCAGTAAACATCAACATAAATCAACATCGTGGCCACGATTTGATGAATAAAAATTTTTCAAAGGAGTGATACTATGTCTCTTTCTGACGGCGGCGTTCAGGCCACTATGCCTGTTGCGCCAACCGGCATGATGAACAGCGGCTTTGGCGGCTTCGGCGGCGATGGCGCGTGGTGGATCATCATTCTTTTCCTGTTTGTGTTCTGCGGCTGGGGCGGCAACGGCTGGGGAAACAACGGCAATTCCGGCGGCGTGGTCGACGGCTACGTGCTGACCTCTGATTTTGCCAATGTCGAGCGCAAGATCGACAGTGTAAATCAGGGCCTTTGCGACGGGTTTTATCAGCAGGCGCAGCTTGTCAACGGCACCAACATGGCGATGGCAAACGGCTTTGCACAGGCCGAGCTTTCCCGCAGCAACCAGCAGGCGGCTCTCATGCAGCAGCTCAACGCCATGCAGATGCAGGCCGCTAATTGCTGCTGCGAAAACCGCGCAGCTATCGCCCAGGTGCGCTATGACATGGCGACGCAGGCGTGCGACACGCGCAACACCGTGCAGAACGCCACACGCGACATTATCGACGCGAACAACCAGAACAGCCGCGCCATCCTCGACTTCCTGACGCAGAGCAAGCTGTCCGACCTCCAGACCGAGAATCAGAATCTGAAACTGGCGGCATCTCAGGCCGCGCAGAACAACTATCTGATCTCGCAGCTGCGTCCGTGCCCTTCGCCTGCCTACATTACCTGTAACCCGTGGGCGGGCAGCGGTTACGGCGGCTGCGGCTGCAATCAGGGCTGCGGCTGCTGACAACTGCATAGCATAGCTTTTTGTTGGCGATGTTTTGTTGACGTCAACAAAATGTTCGGCCCCGTGCCGATACTGACACCAACGCGGCGGGGCTATTGCCTCGCCGCTGTATTTTAATTGCCTCGATTTCGAGGCATATGAAAGGACTGATTATTTTGGCAGAGTACACAAACGCGAATATTGTGAGCGTAGCCGCAGGCCAGAACGTTCCCTTGACCGAAACGGCGGTCAACAGCAAGCCGTGTATCGTGCATCGTCAGGGCGCAGGCATTGTCACGCTGCGCGGCCTCACCAATCAAAACCGCGCCCTGTTTAGGGTCTCCTTTGGCGGCAACATCGCTATTCCCACCGGAGGCACGGTCGAGGCCATCACGGCGGCGCTTGCCATCAACGGAGAGCCGTTGACCAGCGCAACGGCGACTGTTACGCCTGCGGCGGTAGGAAACTACTTTAACATTTATGTTTCCGCGCAGGTCTGCGTCCCGAAGGGCTGCTGCCTGACGGTCGCAATGGAAAACACCAGCGCTCAGGCCGTCAACTTCGCGAACTCGAACCTGACGGTTGAGAGAATCGCGTGAAAGGAGAATGAACATGAGTAAGAAAGCAATGTATGATCTGCGCGATATGCTCTGCAAGGAGCTGGACGAGATCAGCCGCAAGGGCGAGCTGGGCGCGGGCGATCTCGAAATCGCGCACAAGCTGACCGACACCATCAAGAACATCGACAAGATCGAGATGATGGAAGACGACGGTTATTCTCGCGACGGAGACTATTCCAGCGACGGTGATTATTCTCGCGGCGGCGACTGGCAGGCCGATATGCGCGGCACTTACGGCAGGGGCAG